CTGAGGCTGTCCTGTCACGTAAAGCTTATGAGCATGCACCTAGAATACTAGGCTGTGACGTTGCATACGCTGTCAAAGGCGATAAAGCGGTTATATCTTACAGACAAGGTAGAAAAGTTCATTGGCTGAGAGGTTATCAGGGAATGGACAATATGGCCTTTGCTGATGAAATTGTGCGTTATATTAAAGTCGTTAGACCTCATGCAGTACGTATTGATGCTGGTCGAGGTGAAGGTGTTATTAGTAGACTATATCAGCTAGGTTACAGCCATCTGGTAGAGGGAGTTCACTTCAATGGTAAGGTATACAAAGAAGGTATAGCTGACATGAAGGCTCTCATGTGGATAAGGATGCTAGAATGGTTTAAAGATACCAACATTCCTGACTTGTCGGGTATAGCTGAGCATCCCGAGACTAACGAGCTTGACGTTGTTGAACAACTAGTTACTGAACTTACTACTCCTAACATGATACGTGACGAAAAGAACCGTGTCAGAGTGGAACCTAAGTCTTCACTTAAGAATAGAGGCCATAGGTCTCCAGATTTCGCTGAAGCTTTAGGCTTAACATTCTCGGAAGAAGACGAGAACATTCAAACTGATGGAGCTCTTTCACAAGAGTTGATAGACTTAGGTGTTACTGCAGAAATGCTGGAACTAGCTCAAGCAAGTAAGGCTGCTGAAAGCTACAATCCTTTAACATACATGCAAGACTTAGAGTCTGGTCAGTCATACGATAACAATGGTGCATTCGAGTCACGATATGGATTCAACTAAACACTACAACGCGTTAATAGACAAGCTAATTTCTACTGGCTTGTGTAACTGTTACTTGATAATGCCTATGAAGGCTATACCTCAAGAAAGAGTACTTGACTATTTTACTGACTTGCATAACGCAGACCTGTTACATGACAGATTTGCTGACAGCGAGTTGGCTGACGGTCCTACTATTCAAGACACATTGGGACTTGTAGACAGTCCAACTAACTTTGCAGTCGTGGATATAGTATCTAAAGAAATTGTTGCTGAATTTATGCTAAGCAACTTCGTAGGTAAGGCAGCTCAAATACACTTTAGCTTACAGCCTGGCTTGTCTTTTGTTGAAAAAGTAGAAATAGGTACTGAAGTAACTAACCAAATACTACTTAACTGGAAAGATGTTAGCAGATTACCTGAAAGCTATATTGACACTTTATACGGGTTAAGCCCTGTAACTAATAGGCCTTCATGCATATACGTACGTAAGCTAGGCTTTGAAAGATTAGGTATATTACCGAACAGCGCTGCGTATAAAGGCAGCATCGTGGATTCACTAGTAACTACAAAGGTAGCTTCAAATGGGTAAAGGTTCTAAACAACAGGCCGCTCCTGTATTACCAGACCAGCCGATAGGTCCTTCTTATATAGTCCCTGACTTTAAATTTGACATGCCTGACTTTTCTGCAGACTTTGCTGCGTCTCAGGCTGCATCTCAAGCTGCTGCAGATAAAGCTGCGGCTAAAGCTGAAAAGGCTGCACAGCGAAGAGAGCGTGATGACTTGTACAGTGGGTACTTGGATGCTGCAAGTTCTGCTACAGACCACATAAACAGCTTAATATCTCAGGAACAGTCGAATGCAGACTTACTAGGTATTGACTACAAGATTGATGAAGCTAGTAAGTCTACTAGAATCAGTAACTATTTTGCAACTATATGGAACGACGGTGATCAACAGAGACTTGAAGGCTTATTTAAGAAAGCAGGAAAACCAAAAGGTTTCGATGGCTTCGCAATTACGGCAGGAGATGCTTCTGCGGCTGATGGGAAGCCTAATAAAACTGCTGATAAAACGGTGTCTACATCCGGAACCAAAAAACGAACAGGCTCCATTGTAGGCGATGAAGAGGAAACTCTTGCAACTAGTTCTTTATTAGGTCAGTAATTATGGGTAAAGGATCAAGCGCACCAGCACCGCCTCCTGTAGACACTACAGCAGACGACATGGCTATGCAAAACATGATGAATGCTATGACTCAAATGATGGGCCAGTCTCTGACTGCCATAAGTAGTGCTCAACAAGGTATGATGCAGACTATGGCCAGTAACACTCCTCTTCCTACTATTATAGAGGAACAGGAAATAGACTGGACTGATAGAGCCAATCAGCTACGTAATAAAGCTTCAGCAGATTACCAGAAAGATTTAAGACAGAAACATGGCAGAAGTGACACAGTTTTGACTTCCCCACTACTGGACTTTGAGTCTGCTGAAGTTACATCTTCTCTATTGACAGGCGAATAATGACTAATTTTGCAGATAAATACAGCGTAGAAAAAGTCCTACAGATACATCAGGACTTACGCAACGATCGCTCCGAATGGGAGGCCGAATGGCGTAAGATCAGTGACTGGTTGCTTCCAGGACGCGGTATTTACCAAACTTATACTAAGCCTCCTAAACGAAAGCTTACTAATAAGAACATTATTAACCCAGCTGGGGAAGATGCTCTAAATGTATTGGTATCTGGGCTGTATGGCCGTATGTCGTCTCCTAGCATGCCTTGGTTTAAGTTCACATGGCCTGCTCATTTGCAAGGTATAGAACCATTAGTAGCATGGCTGCAAGAAAGTCAAAAATTAACTAATGCAGGTATGTTATCTAGCGGCTATTACTCTGTTCTTGAGGGCTTTTACACAGAATTTTGCGGATATGGTACAGCTTCTGACTACACTGGTAGTGATTCAGACGATCCTCTTATCCCTTTTAACTTTGAGCTCCTAACTGCAGGCGAGTATTGCTTCGCTAAGACCAAGGCTGGTGCTACTGATTCATTCATTCGTACGTTGTTCATGTCTCAGAAACAGCTGGTTGACGAATTCGGTGCTGATAAAGTAAGCGATTCTACTAAAAAGGCTGTAAATGAAAACATAGCAGGCATACATAAGGTAGACAGAGCAGTAATAGAGTTAACTGTTAAAGACACTTACAAAGACAAACCTTATGGTAGAGTATTTTACGAAGTCACGGGTGCTGATAGCGCTAATCGTTCCCCTAGGCTACACTCTGTGCCTTTACGTACAGACGGTTTTTACGAATGTCCGTACACTGTTTCCACTTGGGGAAAGATTGGACAAGATACCTACGGTGTAGGTCTTGGTTCCAGGTCTATACCTGACATACGACGATTACAGGAAATGGAGAAGGCTTTCTTGATGGCTACACATAAGTCTATTGAGCCACCTTTGAATGCACCTGCTAAAATGAAGGGCAAACTTAACTCACTTCCTGGAGCTAAGAACTATTACGCTAATCCTGCGGAAGTTGTTACACCTTTGTACAATGTTAATTTTGACTTCTCAGGTGTAAGTGCTGCAGTTCAAAGGGTAGAAGAACGTATTCAACGAAACTTCTTTAATGAAGTGTTCTTGACTGCTTCTAGAGACCCTAATGCTTCACCTCTTAAGGCAGCCCAGGTACACAACACTCAATCTGAGCAGATGTATAGGCTAGCTCCTGTAGTTGAGAAGCTCTATATGGAAAAATTTACTCCACAGCTTAAACGATGCTTTAACATAATGCTTCGTAAAGGCATGTTTCCACCATTAGATCCTGCTCTTGCTGAGCTGGCTGAAGACTTCAGTGTAACATTAGTAAGCCCACTGGCTACTTCCTTACTCACGTTGCAAGGTCAGAATACAGACAAGTTCATGAGTTACGTTGGAGCTATGGCACAGTTTGATCCTGAGGCTATTGACAATGTAAACATAGATGAGTCTATAGCTGAAAGAGCCCGTATAGAAGGGGTGGACTATGGGGTGTTACGTAAGTCTGACGACCGCGATGCCATACGAAAGAACAGAGCTGCTATGCAACAGGAACAAGCTCGTAAAGAAGAAGGTATGCAAGCGTTAGAACGTGGAGGTGTTATCAACAACCAGGACGCTAACACTAAAAAATTAAATGCAGAGTCTGGTGCTATATTGGCAGAGACGTTTGCAACAGCTAATACGTTACCAATATGACACCTGAAGAAAGAGAAGAGTTAGCTCTTCATGAAAACTATAGGGACTGCCTAAAGAGCGGTTCTGCTTCTGCGGTGTTATGGGACATCCTAAGCATGTGTGGTATTTACGACACAATGTATGGTACCGAAAACGCGCAACTTAATAGGCAACTAGGTCGACGTGAAATCGGCTTAGAAATACTGGCTAAGCTAGAGGACGTAGATCCTACAGCTTATCCTACAATGGTAATAAAACATATAAAGGACAACACTGATGACTGATATACAAGAAAATACTGACGACACTCCTGCTACTGACGCTACTACTGACGCTGCTGCTACTGACGCTGCTGCTACAGATGTAAACGCAGCAGCAGCAGACACTGATTCTAAGACAGCAGACGCTGATGCGGCTACTGACAAAGATACTTCGGAGGCCCCCGCCGATCAAGACGCAGCGGCTACAGACGATTCGGCCCCACAGCCGGATGAACGTGTGGTACCTGCGGTTGATGACTATACCCTACCGGAAGGCATGCCTAAACATATTGCCGAATTTGCACACAAGAACGATATGACTCAAGCTCAACTTGACAACACTCTTAAGACGTTTGCAGGTATTACTGCTGCGGCTGGGGAGAGTGAGAAAGTAATGCTACGACAGCAGGGTGAGGCTCATGTTAAATCTTGGGGCGAAGAAGGCGGTTACAAAATGGCATTAGCAAAACAGGCTTTAGCTCTTAATGACCCTGACGGGAATCTAAAAGCTTTGCTTGACAGTACTGAGTACGGAAGCCACCCAGCTGTGCTGGACTTCTTTGTTTCTTTAGGTAACGACCTAAAGGAAGGCGGCTTTATAAAGGGATCGGCTTATACCAATCCTGCTAAACATACCGCTGCTCAAAAAATGTTTGGCAATTCACATCCTAGTAAATCTAACTGAGGTAATTTTAAATGGCTTATACCCCATATAACGGCGGGGAACTGCCGAATCTGATCAACGTTACTAAACGACTTGATCCAGATGGTTCCATCGCTTCTATTGCAGAACTGTTGACACAGGCTAACCCTATTATGGAGGACATTCCTCTTGTAGAAGGTAACTTGCCTACTGGTCACCGTACTACAATTCGATCGGATACTCCTACACCTACCTGGCGCAAGCTGAACTATGGTGTACGTCCTACGAAAAGTACTACCTCTCAGGTAGACGACAGCATCGGTATGCTGGAAGACTTTGCAGAGGTTGATAAAGACCTTGCAATGTTGAATGGCAACACTGCTGAGTTTCGTATGTCAGAAGACAAGCCTCATATTGAAGGCATGTCTAACACCATGGCGTCTACTCTGTTCTATGGCGATACTGATACAAACCCTGAGCGTTTCTTAGGTCTTGCTCCTCGCTATGACACCCTGGCCTTGGCTACAAAGCCTAGTGCAGTACAGCCGTCCACCACTTACTTACCTAATGTAATTGATTTTGGCGGTTCTGCAGGCGACATGACAAGCTTATGGTACATTGTTTGGGGCGAAGACACAGTACATGGAATCTTTCCTAAAGGTTCTACTGCTGGCTTACAGATGAACGATCTTGGTGAAGTAACCCTTACTGATAACGATGGCGGCCGCTTCCGTGGTTTCCAATCCCATTACCAATGGAAAATGGGCATGTGTATCCGTGATTGGCGCTACATTGTTCGTGTAGCTAATATCGACCTGGCTCAGCTTGATGACGCTACTCACCAGAAACAGCTGTATGCTAGCATGATTAAAGCAATGCACGCTGTTCCTGCAGGTGGTCGTGGTCGTGGTGTGTTCTATTGCGGAGCTGCTGTTGCGGCTATGCTGGATCTTGCTGCTGTCGAGAAGACAAACGCCGCTCTTGGCATGACTGAAGTATTCGGTCAACAAATAATGTCCTTCCGAGGACGCCCTATACGCTCTTGTGATGGTATCCTAGAAACCGAAGCTCGAATCGTTTAATCTAACGGAGATATATAATGTTGTTAGACAAAGACACTCTATGGGCTGATTCGTTAGCCCATAACGGAACTCCAACAACCCTGAACCTGGGTAATGCTAAATCCGGACCTGGACAACCGATCAAATGCTTCATTAGTGTTGAAGCAGCTCTGACAGGTTGTACTGGTGCTATATTTTTGCATGACGCCGATGGTGACGCCGATGAGCCTTTAATGACTCTTGACGAATCCATTTTCGCAGCTGTTGGCACTTATGAGTTTTACCTTCCTGCTTCTTGTAAGCAGTATGTGGTTATCGACCTCGAAGGTACTACTTCGGCTGGCGTTTACTCCGCTGGTATTGTATCAGACGTTCAGACTAACGTCTAAGTAAAAAACTGAGTGCCTTGTAATGAGGCACTCAACTACTTTGGAATAATACGATGAATAAATATGCATGTGTTAGAGACTGCCAGATTCGATTGTCTGCCAAGTCCAGCATACGTTATATCCTGGCTGATGAAGTTGTTACAGCTGAGGAGAACCCTAATGAACGCTGCTTTAGACTAATAGGCGCTGAAGAAGTAAACTTCGGTGCAGCTAAAGAAGAAGAGTTAATGTCGTCTAAGTGGCGAGCTAGCGACCTTGTTAAGTTTGCGTCTGAAACATATTCTATTGACATAAAATATGATGACAAGACGTCCAAGTCAGAACTAGTTGCTGCTCTGTTGGATGCTAGATTTAGACATGTAGACTCCACGCATATCCCTACCTCTTAATAGGTAATAGCAAATGGCTTATTCAAAAGTTAGTATTAGTAACATGTCCCTAGCATACTTCGGTGTTGATAGTATAAGAGCCATGGATGAAGACAATAAACGAGCACGTCTATGCTCTGTATTCTTTGATCCACTACGGGACTTACTTCTACAACGATTTGATTGGCCATTTGCACGTGGCTTCATAAGACTTCAGCAACTTGCTGAAGACTTTAACTACCCTGATAATGTGTCAGTGTATCAAGTGCCTAATGACTGTGCAGCCTCTCGTGACATATGGCCTCGTGGCGGCAGAGACGACTGGGAAGTTGTAGGTAACACAATACACTGTAGGCTAGACGCTGTTTACTTGTACTACACTAAACAGATTCAAAATCCTGCATTGTTTTCACATGGGTTTGTTCATATACTAGCCATGTTAATGGCTACCAAAATAGGTATGCCTCTTACAGCAGACGCCCAGGCAGTAGCCGGCATAACTAGAGAGCTACCGTTCGAGATGAACAACGTGCTTGAGTCTGAAATGAACATGGGTAACGTGTACAAGGCATACAATGACGATCCTAACAAAGACACGTTTGTAAATCCAGATGAAATACTAGGATTTGTAGACACAGTGGTTAGAGTGTAATGGCTATACATAGACTTAAACATTCGTTTACAGCCGGGGAGCTACACCCGTTAATGGACGCTCGTGTAGATTTTGCACGATATAATAACGGCTGTAAAATACTACTTAACATGCAGAGCACTGTACAAGGCCCTGTTACACGTAGAAATGGCTTTAAGTTTATATATGACTTAACATCCCTAGGTCTTGACATTGCAGACCCTAGGGTACGAATTATACCGTTTGTATTTAATGAGTTACAAGCGTATACTCTTATATTCTTTATGCACACGGACGGTGATACACGTATGGTTATAGCTACTCAGGAAGGTCTTGTTGTTCATCCAGACCCTGTAGATACCTACTGCCCACCTGATCCTTACACTGTAGCTTACACAGGCTTAGCTGCATACAATATACCTATTGATATAGCTGCAGCAGGCGACGTTGTAGTTAAGCATACAGCTTCAGATGGTACTGAGACAGACTTAACATTAACTACACATTACACTGTAGTAATTAACACTGATCCTACGGCTGACGTTATAACAGTTACATCAGGCCCTAGTTCATCAGACGGCACCTTAGACTTCTATCTAGTAAACCAAGCGTCTCCCGGTGACGTAGTTACATTAGTGCTGCCAGCTACATGGGACATAGATATATTCGATTGGGCTCAGTCTGCTGATGAAATGTACATAGCTCAGTCAGGCCTTACACCGTACGCTATTAAAAGATACGGTCATGCTTGCTGGTCTCTTAACGAATTAGGCTTCACAGATGCTCCGTCTGTATGGTCCTCAGATAATGGATGGCCTGAAAGGCTGTCTTTTCACCAGCAGAGGCTGGCTTACGGTGCGTCCACAGTAAGTAGACAAACAGTGTGGATGTCTAAAGCCGGAGACTTTCTAGACTTCGGTGTAAGTGCTCCTTTAGTTGATGCAGACAGTGTGTCATTTACACTTGACTCTGGAACTCAGAACAAAATAGCATGGATGGCTTCTCGTAAAGCCCTTAACGTAGGTACTATAGGCAATGAGTGGACAGTATCAGGTAACAACCAAGCTGCCTTAACTCCATCTAATATATGGTCACAGCCACAGACTAAGATAGGTGGAGCATTTCTTAAGCCTTTAGTTGTAGCTAATGCTACTATATTTATAGACAGACATAACAGAACAGTGTATGAGTTTGTATACGACTATAACCAGGACAGCTTTACTACGTCTGATGTAACTATACTGGCACCTCACTTAACTGAACTTTATAACATAACTGACTGGTCCTATAAAGATACTCCAGACAAAACAGTGTACGCTACTAGATCAGACGGCATTATATTAGGCTTAACGTATCAACGTCAACATGAAGTAGTAGCTTGGCATAGGCTAGTAACTGATGGTAAGTTTAAAAAACTAACTACAATTCCTGGTGATAGAGAGGACGAGTTATGGACAATAGTAAATAGAACAATAGATGGTGTAGAAAAATACTACTTGGAGAAAATGGCTCCTAACGCTTATACTGAAGTAGCTAGTGACTATAAGTTTTTTGATAGTTACTTAGAGTATAGTGGAACAGCTACTTCTACTATAACAGGTCTAGACCACTTGGAAGCAAAGACTGTTAAAGTAACTGCAGGTGGAGCAGTACACCCTGACCGAGTAGTTACTTCAGGCGAAATAGAACTAAACGCTGAATATACTGACGTTACAATTGGGTTAGGCTTTACCTCAGAAGTATGGCCTAATCTTGCTGAAGTACCGCAAGATGATGGCGCAGGCTTCGGTAGAATGCAACGCTTGGTTAAAGTGTATTTAAGTTTGTACAGAAGTCTAGGCTGTATAATAGGTAGAGTAGACGAAGAAGGTAATGAAGTTACGGAAGAAATTCCGTTCAGGGTACCTGCTAACTTGACAGGTCAGTCGCCTCCTTTGTTTACAGGTATTAAAAACATAGACTTTCTGGAAGGCGCTGACAGAGATTACAAATACTTTATACGACAGACTTCACAGTTACCGTTAACTGTTAGGTCTGTAACTGACATAGTGGAGATAACCAAATGAGTGCAGCTACTTCAGGCTTCGTTTCGGGAGCAGCCCAGGGCGCAGCTACAGGCGCTTCCATAGGTGGCCCTTGGGGAGCTCTTATAGGAGGTGTCGCAGGCGGCGTTTTAGGCCTTGTTGGAGGCAGTGCACAAGACGCTGAGCAAGCAAACAGAGAAGCATGGGCAGCTTATAATAACCAGATGTCTTATAGAACTACTATGAGAAACCTGGAAGCGTCCATGGCCATAACAGACATGAACGTTAACGCTAGAATGGCTGCAGCTCGTATGGACGCTAACAGCCAAATAGCTGTAGCAGAATACAACATGTCGCTTATAGCTACCACTACAGACTATAACAACTCACTGTTGGCTGCTGACTTACGTCGAGTATGGAAAGCAAGCGATCTTGAATTGGAGCAGCTGGAAATGTATGCTGCCCGAGAAAGAGGCAGTATAGAGGCTAACCAAGCAGCGTCTGGAACAGTAATGGGTGAAGGCTCAAATGCTGACGTCATAATAGACCAAAAAACTTTAAGAGCTATGGACGCTGCTATAATACAGCACAACGCTGACATAGCTACAGCAGACATACTCAACTCCATGGCCAAAAGCACTTGGGAAGGTCAAAGAGCTATAGAGCAAACAGCCTTTAATGGTAAGATGGGAGCTCTCAGAAGTTTCTCTGATGCTGCTATAAGTTCATCGGTAGAAGTAGCTCAAGCAGGCATAGGCAATGTTGCAGGCGGCATATCAGCTTTTAGAGCTCTAGAGTCAGGAGAGGCTAACATAGCTCTTGACAGATCACAGTTTGAAACTACAAACACCAACAACATGATTTCTGGGTTGTTCCAAGGAGCTAGCACTGCTGCAGGAACATACTATAATAACAAGGTGCCTGGCTCGGCTACTACAGTACCTAGAGGTTACACTAATCTAAACAATGGACCTATCGTCAGAGGACGTGGCGCAGGCTCCTCACTATTGACTAGCCCATAATATGCCAAACTATAAACTATCAAGTACTCCACTTAGTACAGGCAACGCTTCTAGGGGCGGCAGTTTAAATACGTCTCTACTTGGTGCAGGCTCCAGCGTTAGTGTTATGCAGGGGCTTGGCGGAGGCGTCAACCCGAACGTAGCAGCTATACGTCACACGCCTACTAACGTGCCTGTTGTAAATGAAGACATAACTTCTAAAAGCTTTCAAAGCTTTATGGCTGTAACTGCTGATGCTGCTTTTAGGTATCAGGACAGAGAGAGCACTTACAAAGCAAATGAGGCTAGACTAGCGTTTTCAGACCAGCTTAACAGCTTGTACAATGGCACCGAAAACGACGATGGATCGTTCTCACAAGGCTACAGTTCAAGCAGTGGGGCTCTTGCTATTGATGGTTACTCCGGGTTCGAATCCAGGGTTAATGAAGCTTTTGACAATATTATAGAAGGCCTTGAGCCTAGAGTAAAGCAGAAGGCTATGGTAGCCATGTATGGCGCCAAGAGCACCATAATGGGTAAGGCTGCTAATCATAAAGCTGGAGCTATGAACGACGCTATAGAGGCTCAAAAGTATGAACTCCAGAAGTCAGCTATGTTAGAAGTAGCTGCCGACCCTATGTCTATTTACACTCCTGATGCTATAACAGGTATGACAGCTAAGGACAGATTTTATAGCCAGTTTAATGACTCTAAAACAGCTGACACTGCTTGGTACAGCTTTATACAGCAGACTGGTGAGACAATGTACCTTAATGAAGTTGTAGCTACAGGTAACATTAGTAAGGCCGTAAAGAAAGCTTCAGCGTTCTATAATGAGATAGGTATGCACGAATTGGCTGCGTCTCCTGTTCATAAGTCTGCACTACAGTCTAATATACAAAGATGGTCTGGAGAAGCAGTAAGAGCCGAGAACTCTAGTAGAGACATAACTATTAAGCTTGAAGATAGAGCTCGTAAGGAAAGACATAGAACTGGTGCACAAACTCTTGTAGTAGCCCAGGTGTCTAATGAGCCTATCAGTAGAGCCGATCTTGCTGTAATGGTACTGTCAGACAACATTAAAGCTTCAGACGCTGAGGCCTACATACGTAGAACCTACGGAGAGGTGGATAACAGATCGACGCCTGAGGCTATAACTAAATGGGAGTCAATTCTTAAAGGCACTGCAGAGAGCGACTTTAAGTCAGGTGACATGGACTTAAAATACCAATTTTACAAAGACCCTGAGCTTAGTAATACAGACGTTCAGTATCTTGCTTTGTTACAACGTGATCTACAAAACCCTGAATATATGAATAAATATAAAAGGGGCTCTGAAACTATAGACACATGGATGACTGACCCTTTCTGGGACACTGGGCTACACGCCCAGACTAAAGGCGTTGCTCGTAATGATGCGTCAAGAGAACTGCATGCCAGACTAAGTAAAGGCGAAGATCTAGACAGGGTGCTAGCAGACATGCAGCCCAGGTACGACGTTATTAAGTTTTCTTTTGACAAACTTCCTAAGATACGTGGTATAAGCTACAAGCCTGAAACTATAGAAGGCATAACTAACGCCCTTGAGATAGTTAGAACTACGTTCAAAGATGACCCTCGTCAGTTGGCTATAGAAGAAGCTAAACTTAACAGGTACATAGCTTGGTTTAAGGAGGCTACAATTAAAAGACTAAACGAAGGTAAGAAACCGTGAGTAATTCTTTAGAAGACATGTCGGTAAATGACTTATACGAAGACCACCGTATAATAGAAAACGATCATGCGTCTACAGGTGCAAGCCTGGATGCAGGTCTAGCAGAATTAAGAGCATTAACAGGAGGCGCTCCTAAGGCAGCACCTTCAGTAGATGAAGGCTTATCCGAAATTACGTCTTTGGACGCACAAGCTACTGCTCAAGACACTGCTGCTATAGGCACATTTAACTCCGCTGTCATAAACCCAGGCGACCCAGACGGCCCTGGACCTGCTGCTGCAGAAGGCCCTGGTGTATGGGGTAAGATAGGAAGTGCTGCTCAATTTCTAGCTGCGCCACTTGCCTCGCTAGGCAGTGCTGCCCTTGCTCCTATAGCCCATGAGTACGAATCTGAAGGTGTACTAGACACAGTTGGTGAAGCTTTTCAAGTATCAGGTAAAGCTTTAATGGACCAGCTGTTCCCTACGTATGGTGAGTCCAAATCGTATGGCAGCGACATATCTAAAAACTTACTTCCAAACGCTTCTCCAGACGTACAAGTAGCTGTAGGAACTACTCTTGAAATGATAGCTGATCCTACCATATCTTTAGGCTTACCTATGTTTAAGGCCATACAGACAGGTTTAAGAACAGCAGCTAGCAGTCGAGCAGCTACAGGCGGAGAGACTACAGCTGGTATTATAGAGAACGGCTTGCATGAGTTGTTTACTGTAGGTAAAGCTCCTGACACTTCCCTTATCACTGACATAGGCTCGTTGGCAAGAAAAGCTGATGCAGGAGACGCTGCTTCACTAGTAGAGCTTAACATTAAATTGGACTCTGATCCACTGTTACAACGACTAACAACAGCTGCAGATGACGTAGACGTTGAAGCATATTTGGCTAAAGTGGATGACTTAATGGGCAACACAGACGCTCCTGACTTCCATTTTGGAGAAGGAGTCGATGACATGGACGCTATTCTAAGGTCTACTATGTTGACTAACGACGCTGCAAAGCCTGTTACTCTTAACGTTAGTAAGATGCGTACCACTGAAGACATGGATCGTATACTAAATAACGTTATAGAGGTGTATAAGGCAGACTTTCTTAAGGTTAAAGGTTACCAGTCCAACAGCGCTACAATGGCTAAAGCCCAGAATAAGCAGCTAGTGGATCTATTAGGTACTAAGGCTAAATCTTTTTTACCTGAAGAAGCGTATGCTCTTAGACAGGCCCTGGTGTCTTCTGCTTATAACTTAAAGACTCTTGCTCAACGTACTTTAGACGACTCGTCTGGTATAGCTGAATTGGCGTTTGAGCGATCAATGATAGTTCATAGAGCTATACAAGAAAAAGTTACTGGCGTAGGTGCTCATGCTGGTAGACTATTACAGTCGCATGCTATAACTGCTTCTGCAGGTAGGGCTAGAGTTAAAGATGTACGTAAACTTATTGAGAACATAGACGGTAACCCACATACAAGACGTGTTATTAAACAGTTTTTGGCAGGTACATCTGACGCTTCGCAGCTTAACAAGATTATACATAAGACAATGTTTGCTAAAACTACTGACGCCTTGTTTGAGGTATTTACTAACTCAATACTAAGTGGTCCGATAACTCATATGGTTAACATAGCGTCTAACGGTGCTATGCTGGCATGGGCTCCTACAGAGACAGTACTTAAAGGTATGTCTGCCGCAGCTAGAGGTAACTTTCTTGGAGCCAAGAATGACTTCTCCGAATCAGCAGCAATGCTACAAGGTATATCGGAAGGTATAGGTGATGTGTTCAGGCTGGCGTCTAAGTCAGCTGACTGGAACGGTCTAAGGCTGCCACAAGAAATGCTTGAAATGCATGAAATGGCTAAGCTTCAAATGAGACCTGCTATAACATCTGAGGAACTAGGTGTGTCAGGCGTTCTAGGACAGTTTGTAGACTACGCAGGAAAGGTAATAAGATTTCCAGGAAGTGCACTAGTAGCTGAAGATAAGGCGTTTAAGCTTATACAGTACAGAATGCATACTGCTTCACAAGCAACCAGAAAAGCTAATGTAGTAAATGGCACAGCTGCAGATAAGGCCGCTGTGTTTAATGCTTTTAAGAACAACCCTACTGACGTAATGAAAGCCAATTCAATTGATATGTCTAGTTACTACACTTTTACTGCTGAGTTAGGAACTGCCGGTAAAGCTATGCATACCTGGATAAGGTCTACTCCAGGCGTTAGGTATCTTGCTCCGTTCTTTAAGACTCCTACTAACATAGTAAAGATGGGTACCAGAAATTCAGTAGTAGGCAACGTGTTTAAAGACCTTAATGCTGCAACTGGTCTTATGAACGAGGCAGGTGATCTTGCTAGAGCCAGGCTTGCTATGGGTACTATGGCGCCTATGGCTCTTATAAGCATGGTTGACTTGAATAACATATCAGGTGGCGTTGACATGGCTACAGAGCAAGGAAGATTTAAAGCCTCACAAGGTGTGCCTCCATACTCCATAAGACTAGGTGATACCTGGTACAGCTACGAAAAAATAGAACCTTTAAGAGCTGTTTTAGGGCTTATAGTCAACTACGCTGAAGCCATAGACGGTATAGAAATGACGGATCCTGAGACAGGCGAAGACACTGATCTGTACACAGAGGCATTTACTACTCTAGTGTCACCGTTTATTCAGACTGTAGGCGATGCTTACATGCTTGAAACTATAGGAGGTGTTATGAACATGCTGGATGGTATACGGTCTGGCAGCCCTGAATATGCAGGTCAGCACTTGCAAAAAACCATGGCTTCCATGACTGTTCCTCAGCTACTACAACAACTTAACACAACGTATTTTGATAAGAACTACAGAATGGCTGACGGCTACTTAGACATGCTTCGTAAAAGAATACCCGGCATGTCCAGTGATCTAGCGCCTAACAGAACTATATGGGGCGATGAACAGCTCTATGGTGAAGGCTTAGGGGTGGATATAATTTCACCTATTAAAACCTCCACTAAAAAGCTTGACAGCCTAGACGAAGAGCTACTAAGGTTAAATGTTCCTATACCTAGTATGCCTAAGGAAATAGCCATTAAAGGTATAAACCTAGAATTAACTCAAGAAGAAAGAAGTGAGTTTAATCGTATCAGAGGCCAAGGCTTTGAAGGAGGTCCCACTCTTAAAGATACGTTTCTTGAAGTGTTTAACGATCCTGCTTTTGCTGTGCTGTCTGACATAGACAAAAAGGAAATACTAACCAAACAGTTTAACGACGCTACGGAGTCAACTAAAATGTTTACATTCGGTACTAGTAAAAGTTTACAAGACCAGTACTTTAAGAAACTTGAAGCTAGAGAAATACAACGCAGGAGTACTCAACAATGACAATCAGTGATACAACTCCGTATGTTAACCTAACATACACAGGGGCTGGTACATACTCATTTAGTTTTTTGGCACAGCTGACCACTGACGTTGTTGTAGAGCATACTACTACAGCAGGCGTTACGTCCACATTAGTTGTGTCTACTGACTATTCTATAACTCTTAACCCTTCTACTCCAGGAGGAGACGTAGTAACTACCTATGCTACTACATCTGGTACGTTAACTATACGTCGCGTTACGCCTATTACTCAAGCAGTGGACTGGGTAAATAATGACGCCTTTGACATGACTATACTTGAAAATAGCCAAGATAAGACTATGGCATCAATTCAAGAGCTTAGTGCTGTACAGGCTAAGACTATACGTCTTGACTTTGTAGCAGGCACTGTTGACGCTCTACCGACGCCTGTCGGTGATGGAGTATGGAAGTGGAATGCAGCAGCTACAGCTATAGAATGGTACGCTCTAGGTGACATTGCAGCGGACGCAGCCTCTGCTGCAGCAGAAGCAGTGGACGCAGCTGCAAGTGCGGCAGCGGCTCTGGTTAGCGAGAATGCAGCAGCAGCTGACCTTGCATTAACCAACGCTGATGTCGTGTTAACCAACGCCGATGTAGTATCCGCGGAAGCTGCACGTGTAGCTGCTGTAGCTGCACAGGCAGCAGCTGAAGCAGCTAACCCGCCATTGAATAATTTCGTAGCAACAACAGACCCTGCAGTGACTGACGACTCGGGGGATGGGTATGGCATTGGGAGTCGATGGGTTAATCTTACAACTGACGCATCATTCACTTGCGTTGACGCGACGGTTGGTGCAGCGGTGTGGTCGTCTGGTGGTGGTGGCTACTCATATTTTTCAGCAGACTTATTTTCAGGATAATATATTATGGCAACAGTAGGACATTTGAGCGGCAGTACCGACGGGCAACCGATTCTTATAGCAGCAACAGCAACAGCGGGAACAACAGTACATACCGCAGTAGCGGCAATAGATCAGATCGACATGGTGCATCTATATGCACTGAACGGGCATACGGCGTCGGTAGAAATCACAATAGAATGGGGCACAACAACTGCTACCAAAAATCTGGTTGTGACGATACCAGCAGATTCCGGTCTGACACGCATCACGCCGGAGGGTGGATTACCAGCGCAGAACAGCAATGTTGTTGCAGTGTTTGCGGGGACAACCAATGTTGTTGCAATCATGGGCAAAGTGGTTCGGTCTACAACTGATGAGGCGCACTAATGGTATTTAGCACCAATAATAGTGGGCAATGGGAAAATTCAGTTAGTAAGAGAGTGTCGTTCCCCGCTGACTCTATAGAATCAGAAGTAATCACTCTCAATTCTGGACTTGCTACGTTGTCTGGCGTGGATGGTGGTAGCTTTTATTCTGGGGGTACTGATGAGTTAGATCAAGTATTCTACTTCGATCAAACTGTTTCTAGTTATCCAGCTAATAAAACCTTTACAACCGTTTCCGCCGACAACACTAGTGAGATACAGTATCATAGTGAGGGTGTATTTGCTCAGGTTACATCTGACACAAATATACGTTTTTTGTCTTGGCAAACATCAGCTACTGCTACAAGTTTGGATATTGTACGACACTACATACCTGACAGTTCACCTATGGAGGTTCGGCATGGGTGGTTATACTGGACGACAAACGGCCTAACCGCTGCAATTACTATTAGTGAAATCCCATCTGATGCGTTTCTTTTCGCGCCTCACTATGGGCAATATACACCAAGAAATATGAAATGGGATAGTGGTCAATCCGTCAGCTCTCGCCCGATACACACTGTAATAACAAACACAACGACAATGACTGTAACGCTTTCAGATTCTATAACTGGATCAAAAGGTAAATTAGTACCATATCAAATAATAATGCCTAGCGGGGATCTATGATGCAGCACAGATTTTTTAACTTAGACGGTACTCAGCTGGAAGGGTTTGGGGGACAGCGGCCTCTTGTTGAACTAGTTGCTGGACTGGAGCTTAATCTTAATCTGGACCGCAGTGAATATGCGGTTTTTGAGTATGATCCGGCTTTATTCAATATGCCAACAGGTAATTTATTGGCAAACATTGATCTCACCGACCCTGAAAATCCTATTGTCTCCAGCGTTTTTCCCGACGCGCTAAAAAATGAAGCAGAGCAAAAAGCTCGTTTGTCTTTATACGCAGAAGAGCAGTCATTAAGGCACGGTGCTAACATGATAGACCCTAACTCTGCCACGTTTGAGACTGTAGCAGACCCAACAAGCGATGCTAACGAGATTCGGCAAGCAACGGGTAGAGCAAGAGCCAAGATGCACAATGGCAAGGCGCGTGGTGCGGATGGAGGTAACTCGTCTGTAGTCGGTAGCAAAGCACGAAACAATGCAGCGCAAGCTGTTGAAGAGTCGCTAGGCGTGGTGCTTGTTAATATCGAGCTGGATATTGCGAGTGGGTTGATAACAACTGAGGCTGAGGTTGACGTGCGTATAGCCGTAGTGGATCTAACATATTAACATGGCCGAGTCTGTCAAAATATCCACCTTCTGGATTAGCGTCCTGCTCGCGGTTGTACTCCCTGCCATTGCACAGTACATCACGATTCAGGCACGGATAGATACTTCATACCAGTAAAAACAAAAGGGACTCGATATGGCAGACGACGATCATTTCTCCATCAAAGAACACATCACCAGCATGGACGCTAGAATGTCCAAGCGCCTTGATGAAATACTTGACCAAGCTAAACGCACGAATGGCAGAGTCCAGGAGTTAGAACGATGGAGAGCATATCTTATGGGGATTGGTGCTCTCGCCATAGCCCTAGGAATCCCGAACTTAGTAAAGATGATGACGTCATGATTAGACAAAAATCGAGCCATACATTTATCATGCTAACCTTATGGGTGTTGGTGGGCTGGACCGCCACAGTAGGACTAATGCCTTTCATTCCGCTGTCATGGGTTGTCGATCATAAGTATGTAAAGTATGCCGACGTATGTGTCGGTGACGACGTTCAATCGGTTACCACAAACCGCTATGTTCCGTTTGCATTGTCTGCTACGAGTACCGGAGAAGTACATAAGATTACTGATGGCATACGGGAGGAAACTACCATTCGTCGGCATGTTGATTTTGTATACCAGAAAACAAATGAAACTATTGTATATATAATTGAATGGGATACACCGTTTCAAGTTGCTGGTGTGTACGAAGCATTGCAGTTTATAGAAGTTAATCTAGGACTCATAACCATATCTGGTGAAGCACCGCGAGGGCGTTTCAAAGTAATTAACTGTGGAGATTGATTCGTATGTACAGACTATTGGATTTCTTAGAAGGAATGGTCTACCGAGCGGTACAGTTATTCGTAGCCCTACCAGCGTTACTAATGGAGTGCGTGATGCATACGCTACCGGAAAAAGTATGGCAGGATTTAAACGAGCCTGCATCGAAGAAAGCATTTGGGTTTGCGCGTTGTTCGGCTGCACTAGTCATTTGCATATCCATCATATTATTCCTGTTAGCGTTGCTCCTCATCTCGCTGCTGACTGGACTAATATGTGTGTTCTATGTCGTAAGCACCATTATCACGTCGGACATTTGGGCAAGAATTGGCAGTCGTATAACGCAGACTTGTATGGGACGATCCTGGTAATGCAACGTAACTTGGTAGAAACACATGCAGCGGTATAAATTAAAAGACAAGACAGTAAACATAGAGCACCTTCACCCTGTAATGTATAGGGCGCTGGGTGATATTGCAGATGAAGTGCGTGACTATTTAGGTTATACTCCTGTTATAACCAGTGGATGTGA